ACAGGTCGTAATCGATGATCTCGTAGAGCGTGCTGGTCTCGAGCGGCATGAGGCCAATCGCTTCATGCAGATTGACGTTGCTGCCCCACGGCAGGTTGGTGGGCTCCTGAATGACCGGCGGATAGTAGTGCTTGGTGCCAGCGGGCTCGCCAGCAACGACAGGGGGATCGGCAATCGGCCCAGCCACGCCACCAGGTCCGAAGACGTAGAGTTTCTGGTTGCACTCGACGAGGCCCTTGGTCTCGGGCGGCACCGACGCGAACGGCACGAACGCCATCCGCTTTTCGATCTCGCCGCCGGGCGTGATGTGCGCGTTCTTCAAGACCCGCAGCGTGCCTGCCGGGGCCGTCAGCGACGAGCGTCGGAGATCGAGGCCTGCCGCGAAATCGGTGATCGTGAAGTACGGCATGCGTACCTCACTGCGGAATGTAGTCGATGTAGGGCACCTGGTACCGGGCGTCGGGGTTCGCACCGCCGCGATACTTGCCGCCCATGTTGTAGTTGGTGCGCTTGTCGCCGCCCTGATCCTGCAAGATCCGGCGCAGATAGTTTTGCGCCTTGGTCAGCTTCATCGGTGCGCCTTCGCTCTTCTGCACCGCCAGCATCTCGGCGGCGGCAAACAGCACGATGACGCGACTGTCGATCATGCACTTGTCGGTGTCGGCGATCAGCGGATTGAGCGGCGCGAGACCCGACAACCGCAGCTGCATGGTGTCGCTACTCGGCGTCGGCACGATCTCGAACTGGCCAATCGGGTTGGTGATCGGCGCCGCACCGGAAGTGTCGACCGTGACGACGTTGCGCCAGTGCGTCGGCGTCCCGCTCGGTGGACCGGTCAGCCGGATCTGCCACGGCTTGATGCCGTAGCTCAGCCGCTTCCATTGCGACGACGGGGCCATCGCAATGTAGATGTCGAGGATCTGTTCGAAGCCCATTTCCGGCGGATAATCGTAAGCCGCCTGTGAATGCGCGACCGGCATGTCCTTCCAGAACCGCAAATGCTGCCAGTTGTAGGCGTCCCACAGCTCGGCCTGTTGCCGCGCCAGGACGAGGTCGAGCGTGGCCTGCGCCTGAACACCTTGCGCCATGTTCAGGCTGGTCCCGGTCTCGGCGCGGAGTTCGCGCCGCAGCTCAGACAGCGGCACGTTGACGGGCATCAGACCTCCAGCTTGGACTCGGCAGGGTTAGGACGCGAATGCCGACCGGGCTTGAATACGGGACCGCCCGTCGGCGGCTCCTTGATGCCGTTATCATCGTCGTCTTCGTCGTCGTCACCGCCGTTCTCGTGCACCTTGGTCGACGGCGCCTGGCCCTCGACGTAGGGCGGCAGGTTCTCATCGCCGGTCATCATCAGATCCATGCGGAAGGCGCGACCGGGGAAAACTGCTTCGACAACACGACGGCCATAGAGCGCGACCAGACGCTCCTTCTCGTTCGTCGGATAAACATCGGCGATGGATACCGGCATGATGTTCATGATGTTCTCTTCGCCGTGCAGTGCCATCATCACTTGCACTTCGGGCCACGTCACCGGATTGAATTGGGTGTACTCGACGATGTGACAATTCTGGCCGCTCAGGTTCACGCGGCATGTGCAGTACTGGATCTTCGCCATTGCGCAGTCCTTGGGTTGGAGAAAAACCGGAGCGCCTCGTGTTCGGCGCTGCGCTCCGGTCTCGCGATCAGGCGATGTCGATCACGACAGCTGAGTTCAGCCGCCGCGCACACAACTGCCCGGTCGAGGTAAGCGACCGATAGAGGACGTACTTGTCCGGGGTCCGGTCGGGGGAGTGCTGGTGACGCCACTCGTCCTGCATTGCGACGAGGTAGATGTCGCGGTTGTCGTACCAGTAACAACGCTTGGCCTTGCCGAGAGCGTCGAGCGACGGGTCGTATTCGAAGTCAGTCCCCATGTAGGAGATCTGACCAACGCTCACGTCCTTGCCGCCAGCGAAGCCCTGCATCGAGTAATTGCCGTTGGCGCGGAGTTCGGTCTCCAGTGCCGACAACCAGCTCGAGCCGCAGAACGCAGTGTTGGGCTTGCCGCCGTAGCGGGTCAGCTGCCGATACTCGTTCTGCAACAGCGTGATCAGCGCACCACCGTTGGTCGTTGCCGACGTGATCGGGCCGCCGCCCCACGCCGCGAGCGCCGGGGTGCCGGTAACCTTGGCTCCCATCGCCGTGGTGTAAGCGCGGTTGCGCCACCAGGTCTTCGCCGCACGGTCGATACCAGCAACGGTGCCAGCCGTCGGATCGTCGGTGACGAGCGCACGCATACCAGCAAGCGCCTTCGGATCCGCAACACCGTCGCCCCACAGCAGGTTGTTCATGCCGCGAGCGTATTGCTCGGACAAATCCTGCAGCGCGTCCTCGAGGATACCGACAAGCACGGTATCGTCGCGACCGGAGTGTTCGGTGGTGCGGCTGTCGTCAGCACCGGAGTCAACGACGGTGATGCCGTCGCTCTTCAGCTCCGAGTGCGTGAGCATCAGACCAATGTGATGCTCCTTCCAGGGCAGAACCGCCTGAGTGAGGTTCGCAGGCGTGTAGTACGTGACCACGTCGTCGAGCTGGTAGCCCACGACCTGATCGGCGGTGCCCGGTGCGGCGGTGTTTCCGAAGTCGCCCTTCACCGAGATGATGATGTTGCCCTTGCCACCGGGAAACGTCTTCTTCTTGCTCTCCATCTGAGCAAGCAGCGGCTTTTCCTGAATGGCCTCTTGGAATGCTGTGCCCTTGTTCATCCACCAATCGAGCGCAGCGGTGGTGATGTGGTTCAGCAACGGTGCCGTATAGGTCGGCATTGATCGCCTCTATGGGATCAGAGGCGTGCACCTTGTCGAGCGAACTGGATCGCTTCCTTCAGCGACTTGGGCTCTGGCGACACGCCTGCGGTTCGACCAGTGCTGCTCGGTGATCGCGATGTTGGGCGTCTCTGGGGTGCCCATGAGCGAAAACGCTCGTTCACACGCCGCAAGGCCTCTTCGGCAATCTTGACGGCATGATCAGGTGACTGCGGTACGCCTTGTTCGCGCACAACAGCCCACATCGTGTCCTGAACAGCGGGTTTCTTCGCCGCATAGTCGGGATCGGATTGCATGATCCGCTGTTCCCAGGCGTTGACGGTGTCACGCACCGAGTTGGCCAGCTGTTCTTTCGCTACCTGCTGTTGCTGCTGTTGCGTGGTCTGGACGAACTGCTGTGACGCTTGCCGCGTACGAGCAAAATTCGTCTGCGCCATCGCGCGATCCATGCGCTCTTTCGAGTACATCATCGCAGCCTGGGTCGTCATCTGACCCTGCGCGACCTGTTGCTGCAGATCGGGCGGCAACGACACGCCGAGATATTCCTCCGCCAACTTCATGTAGGGCTTTACGCCCTCGTAGAAGGTGTGGAAGTCACCGCGACGCATTGCACTGGCAAGCTCGAGCGTGAGCAAAAAGTCTTCGCGACTGATGTCGTTGTCGCGGAGATATTTCGTGACGCTCTCGGCGGCCTGTGCACTGGGCTCCAGCGTCTTCAACCGCTCGACTTCGCCCGCCAACTTCTGGCGCTGCTTGTTCAGCTTGTTGATGCGACGCTTGGCGCTCTGCGAAAGTTTCGCCAGCTCCTCGGCGCTGACCTCGTCGGGAAGGTCTGGGTCGTCGTCGGATGCTGCAGTCTTGTCCTTAGCGACTTGAGCGGGCGGGGCTCCAGATCCACCATCGGTCGCCTCCTCTTCCGTGGACTGACGCAGTTCAGGGACTGCGCGCTGCACGGCCTCGAGAAGGCTCTCTTTGGTTTCGCCATGGTCGGCGCTTGGCGAGGGCGCGGTTTCGCCGGACGGTGCACTTGGCGACGGTGCTGTTTCGCCGGATGTGGGGAGCGACGGTTGTTCAGTCGAAAGCGGGGAGTCGTCAGCCATTGGCTAACTTTCCTCGCGTCGTTCCCCGTCTGTGTTTCGACCCTTACGCTTAAAAACTGCGCGTGAACATATTAGGAAAATCTTCGCGCGGGATCGACGACCATCCCGTAGACCTCATCGCCGTAGAGTTCGTCGAGCAATTTTACGACCTCCTCGCGCGGCATCGTCGGGTAGGCGTAGGCCAGCCAGTCCCGCTTACCTTCGCGGGTGAACCCGCACTTGCGCAGGCCCGGCGTCGAATACACGGCCAGCACGTCGGCTTCGGTTTCGGTCATCGCGGCACTCCCTTCGCGCGTTAGCAACCTCGGCAGATGTCAGGCGGACGCTGCGGGACCGGCGGCAACGGGTCAACCTGAGACTGTTGATCACCGGGGAAAGTGAAGCAGGCCACCCCCGGAACCAATCAGGCAGGAGATCAGCGCGAAGATGATGTAGACGCACATGATGGCGACCACGGCCCACAGCACGATGTTGAGGGCCTGCGTGATCAGCGGGATGCCAATCAGGCTCGTGAGGTACGGCAACAACAGCCGGATCAGTGCGACGACCGCACTGACGATGATCAGCCAGACGAATAGTTGCTCGAGCCAGCCCAACGAAAAGCACATGGCATTCTCCTATTGCGGCATCGACGGCATTTGCCCCGGCATCGGATGAGGACGAGCTGGCGGTGCTCCCGACAGCGTCGTCTGGGCGTCCGGCGCACCGCCCGGCGCCGGTCCACCAGGGTTCGGTGCGTTCGACTTGCCCAGTGCGCCCATCATCGCACCCGGCCCGGCTCCTGCGCCGGGCATCGTCGGCCCGGCAGGCCCGCCCTCACCCGCAGCGCCCGTGCCTTGCGCCATGCCGTTCATGGCGACAATCGAGGGCAGCTGCGACTTGAACGCTTCGGTGAGGTCGAGACGGTCATCGAGGCGGCGAAGAACGTCCTTCGCCAAGAACTCCGGGTCGATGCCGGGCAGCTGGATCAGCAGCGGGTAGAGGCGCTGCGCGTTCGCGATCTCCTGCGCCTGGTTCGGGCGGCCCATCGAGCCCGCCTCGATCTCAAGCAGGATGTCGTTGGCGATGTCCTGCGCGCTCGGACTCGCGGGCCACACCGCTCCCTGACCGATAACCTGCTTGACGCGGTCCTGGCTCATCTCGCGCAACAGGATCTGTCCGCCATTGCGGGCGAGCTGCGACAACAGATCGTTAAGGTCGTCGATGTTCGACCCCATCGAGGTCATGCGCGAACCCTCGGCGATCTGGGCCTGCGTTGCGGTGGTGTTCGAGGTGCCGCCGAGATTGGCCTCTTGGATGCCGGTGGTGCGCAGGATGTCTTCGTAGACCGGGTTGACCTCGTACAGGTTCGGGTCGACGCCGGGACCGGCGTACGCCTGCAGCAGCTGCTTGATGTCCTGATTGGGCTGCAGGGCGTTCAGCTCGACGACATCGTTGGCGGCGCGGTTGGTCAGCTTGGTGAGATCCTCCTCGTCGAGGCTCCCCGACACCACACCGATAAACGGACGCGCCGCGATACGCTGTTCCTTGAGACCTTCACGGCAGCGATTGTATTCGAGCTGCATGTCGCGCATCAGCCGCACGTCGCTCGGCGGAAACAGCTCGCGTTCGTCTTCAATGCCGTTGAACAGCAGTGCGTACCACGGGTAAAACCGCTCGTTGAAAATGTCGGGCCCCGCCGGTTCGCGCAGGAAGTCGTTGTAGCCGTCGCACACCACGTAGACCAAACCGTCCTTGCGGCTGTAGATCTCCCACACCACCGCATTCTTCTGCGCCCGGTCGTCCCACTCGCGACCGCGCTGCGTGCTCCAGGCTCCCGACTGCCACTCGCGCGCCATCGCAATCGGATCCGGCCCGCCGTAATCGTCCATCGTGTACTCGTTGCAATGGCCGCGCACATCGACGCCGTAGACCTCCTCGATCTCGTCGGTCGACAGCACGAACTCCTCGGCGACCCAGTCGGCAGCGACCCAGTTTTTCAGCTCGATGCACTTAACGTCGGGGATGATGCGCGTCGACAGCGGGTAATCGAACGTCAGGCCTTCGCGAGCCACGACGCCGGTCTGCTTCGCCAGATCGGCCAGCAACAGGCGCAGCTGTTCGGCCTCTTTGTCGTTGTCGTCGGTGATGTCGTCCTTCGCATCGGCAGCGAGCCGCTCCAGCGTTGCGAGCTTCTCCGACGCATCGGCGACCCCCTTCTCCAGGTCGGGCCGCTCTTCCATCACCCGCTCGTAGCCCAGCTTGATGTAGGCCACGCCGTTGGTGACGGCGCGACGCACGGTCATCTTGAGCATCGACTTGAACGGGTGTGGCTGGTTGTCGACCTCGTAGGCGTAAAGCAGCTCGAGCGTGCGCGCGAGCTTGTCCATCATGATGTTTTCGTTCTTCACCTTGGCGGCGTCCATCATGATGTCCATGCCGCTGCCGACGGCCTGCGCCATCATCGGCGACACGCCGGGAATGTTGGCCGCAGCCTGACCGCCAGCGGCCATGCTCATCTGGTCGCCGAGACCGGGTGCACCCTGCATGCTGCCGGGGATCGGGCCCGCGCCCATGCCGGGCATCGTCGCACCGCCCATCGCGGCGCCGACGGATCCTGAGATCGCATTGAGTGACGGTGACGGCTGCAGCGACGGCGGCGTCATCGACGGCATGCCGGGTGGCGTCCCGCCATTCAGCATCGGCGACGGCGGGCCGGGCTGCGGCGGTTGACCGGTGGCCATCGGCATCGCGTGGCTCATCACGCCCTGCGCCATGTCGAGCATCTGGCTCATCTGCGGCGGCGGCATCTGGCCTTGCTGCACCGCGCCCTGCATCTGGCCCATCATCATCGCGCCGGACTGCATCAGCTGGGTCAGCGTGCTCTGGCTCTCGTCCCAGCTCGTCGCGTTCATGCGCTGCCGCTTCTTGGCGACCGCCTTGGGATTTTTTGCGTACAGGAACGCCGTCTTCTGTGCGACCAGGCGCAGCGTCAGGTTGGCGACGTAGCGACTCTCGTCCTTCTCCTTCGACCACTGCTTGCCGAAGCAAAATTCCTGATCTTCGCGCATGCGGTCGAACGCAGGCTTCCAGAACGTCTTGGCCTGCTTGACGCGCGAGGTCCACGCCGAAATCAGGCGCTTGCGCCGCTCCGGTGGGTCCGGCTGGTCGCGCGGGATCGAGTTTTGCTCGCCGGTCGATGCATTGATGTCGGGCCCGCCGCTGGCGTCGGGACTATCGCCGCCCAGCATGCCGTCCATGGCATCGCCGAATGTGGTGTCTACCATCCTCGCAGGCTCCTCGCCCGTCGCTCAGACCCCTCTCGTCGTTTCGTCTTTGCCCACAAATCTCGGAACGTACCGCTCACCACATCGGGCTGCGGTTTCACGATGCGAACACGACCGTGCATCTTGGCAAGGCCAAGGCCAATCAGCGCCAGCGCATCGACGAAGTCGTCTTTCGGGCCGTGCGGAAACTTCAGCACCTGATCCTGTGCGTCGGCCCACCACCGCGTGAAGGTCGGGAAGTGCACCATGTGCATCCCGGTGCGCGCCTGGATCGCCTGCGCACGTTGCTCCTTGTCGACGGCTGGCGTGATCGGATCGATAGCGCAGTAGGCCTGCCGCTCGACCATGCGCTTGCGCAGGAACGGGCCCAGCGATTTCTCGATGGCGCCGCGCTCGGCCCACCAGAACGTCGGCTTGTACTTCTTGATCAGCACGATCATCGACTCGATGGCTTGCTGACTATCGAGCCGCTGCCAGATCACGTCGGGCATGATCCAGATGTGGTCCTGTTCGTCGACACCGACGACCATCAGACAGGTCTTGTCGGCGCGTTGTTCGGTCGACACCGCGTGATCGCTCGCGCCGTAGAACCGCATCTTGTGGAACGCTGGCATCTCGTCCATGCGGTTGTACGGCACGAGGTCGGCGGCCTTGAAGAACGCGCCTTCGCGCGGTGCCGGGCGGCCCTGATAGAGCGCAGCGAAGCCACGGGGGTCGGTGTTGCGGATCTCCTCGAGATACGCCTTGCCGAAACGGTCGGGCCACAACGGCTCGTCCTTCTGCCGACCGAGAATGTCGTCCTCTTCGGCGAGCGCAGGCAGATCGATCTTCCGCCACAGCTTGGCTTCGTCGACGTTGTAGTAGGGCGAGCGGGGATCGATCAGGCGACCGACGAGGTCGTCCTCGGTCCACCGCGTCTGGATCAGCACGATGGTGCCGGTGGCATCCATCAGGCGGGTGCGCAGCACTTGCAGCCACCACTGCCAAAGCTTCTCGCGGATGTTTGGCGAGTCGGCCTCGTTGCGGTCCTTGATCGGATCGTCAAGCAGGATGCAGTGACCACCGCGACCGGTGATGGACGAACCGCGACCGACCGAGAACACGATGCCGTCGCGCGTGGTCTGGATGCGATTGACGGTGCAGGCGCCGACCTTGATGTCGAGTTCGGGGAAGACCTGGCGATACTGCGGCGTCACCATAATGTCGCGGATGTGGCGACCGAGATCCCACGAGTAGTGTTCGTTGTAGGTGGCGACGATGATCGAGCGGTCGGGATGGCGACCCATGTACCAGGCGGGAAACATCGCCGACGCCAGCGTCGTCTTGCCCATGCGGGGACCGACGTTGATCATCAGCCGCCGATAGTCGCCGCGCTCGACCTCCTCGAGCGCAGCACCAATGACCTTGTGGAAACGCTGCGGCTTGTAGAGCGAGAACGTCGGATCTTCGTCCGCGTTCGGGTCAGGCATCATCAGCTGCGTAAACGCAATGAGATCATTGCGCGCAGCGATGATCGCCCGCTTGCGCCGAAGCAGAAGCAGGTATCGATCCGCCTCAGTAACCATCACCATTGCTGCTGCCCTTCGGGCGACCAACGGGGTTGGGATGCTTGGTGACGTGCATCGGCACGTCGGGGAGTGTCTTGATCGTCGCGCGCGGCGCCGACGTTGCTGGCGTCAGCTCGGGTGGACCCATCTGCGGGCCCTGCGTCGGCGATGTGTTGTGCGAAAAATTGTCGTGTGTGTTCGAGACCGGCGGCGGCTTTACTGTCGGCCCCTTGACCGGCTGGAACGGCGGCGGGCGTTGAAGGCGACTTGCCATTGGCTTCTCCTGTTGCTAAGTTTTTCTTCGACACCGTGGACTTGAACTGAGTGCCAGCAGCGTTGCGACAGACGTGTGCGCAAGTGCCGCCGTGGGAAGGTTAGTTCGCGGTGTCATCCTGTTTTCCCGAAATCATTGGCACCATCGCGCCGCCTAGCCCCAGGTAGCCCATCTTGGATGGCAGGCCCTTGAACGTCCGCGTCGGTGGCAGCTTCGCTTCGTCGTCCTTGGTGTAGGTCTTGTGGCCGGTCGCCCGGTGCGCGGCATCGACCCCCTGCAGCTGGTCGGTCGACATCGCGGGCATGTTCTTGAGACCCGGAAACATGTTTTCGTGCGGCTCGAACCGGTTGCGGATGCGGTCCCATTCCATCCACTGCGACATGAACAGGTTGAGCCCGTTCTCATCGGCAATCTGTTGATTGAGCTGGAGCGCACGCTTGTAGGCCTGACCCATCTTGAAGACGCTGTCGGGCTCCCGCACCCACGTTGCCTGCGCAAGATGGGTGGGAAGGTCTGGATTGATCTCACCGCTCTTCAGCCGGAATTTTGGCTCGCCCGCCGCACCGACATGGCTAAGCAGCATCTCGCCGACGAAACCATCGGACCCCTGCTTCGACAGCAGATCGCTCCAGCTCGTGGCCTTCTCTCTGGCCGACGGCGGCAGACCCTTCTTGGCGTTGTCGACTGTCTCCTTGTCGATCCGGTTATTCCACAGATTGACGCCGCGATTTTCCCAGGCGGTGCGCGCCTCTGGCGTTTCGAACAGGCCACCGCGTAACTCGAGTTCGCGTGCCATGTGGCGGTCGATGGCCGAGATCGCGGCGTTGGCGGGATCCTGCCACACGGTGCCGAAGGATCCGGTCTTCATCGACAGGCCGGGCAGCTGCGAGGAGATGCGCTCGACCGCCTGGCCCCAGTCCTCGTTCGGTTGCTTGCGGAAAAAACTCGGATCCTGCTTGAACAGCTGCGCCATTTCGCCGACGCGCGAATAATCGGCGGTGCCGCGCACACCGAGACCACCCTTCGGCGCCGCTTGCAGACCAAAGCGTGCAGCGATGTTGTCGTTGACGAGCTTGCGTGCCTGCGGCGTCGGTGTTTCGCCAGGCTTCCACGGGATCATCGAGGCGAGGTCGTCGAGCATCTGCGGATCGCGCAACCGCAGCCGACTCGCCGCCATCTGGTTGGGGAACAGCGGATTGTTCGGCGATGTCATGCCGAAGACGAGACCGTTCCACACGTCGGCATCGGTGAGGTTCTCGGGCGTGTGCGTACGGCCAAGCTTGAGCTGCATTTGCTGGTGCAGCTCGCGATCCATCTGCGCCGGATTGATCGGGTTCGCCTTCATGTGCAGCAGATCGTAGTAGGTCCACTTGCCCTCGGTGCCGCCCGGCACCTGAAACTGTCGACCGCTCGCATCGGTCAGCGTCTGCACTGGCGACAGCGGACCAAGGTCCGGCACACCGTAGTGCTGGCCGAAGGCCTGATACTCTTCCGGCGTCATCTCGCCGGGTTGCTTGCCTCTGAACGTCACCGCCTCGTTTGCGAGCGGGTTCAGTTTCCCGGTCGGCGGTGCGTTGTGGCCAATGCCGGGGATCGCGTCGGCGAGGTGCTCGCCGGTCGACGCCACCGCTTGCTCGACAGCCTTCGCACCTTTCTTGATCGCACCCTTGGCCTTGCTGGCGCCGGGGATGATCAGACCGGCAGCGGAGATCGCAGCGCCTGGATAGTCGCCGAGTGCGAGATCGCGTGTGGTGTCGCCAGCGGCAACGGCGGTGCCGAGACCAGGCACGTAGCCAGCGGCGTCGGTGGTGCGCTCGCCGAAATGCTGCGCGGCCTGCGGCGTGAAGCCTGCGGAGGTCATGCCTGAACGCACGGCATCGCCGAGTTTTTCGCTGACGGTCGGATAGTAGGTCGAGGCCTCGGGCTGCGGATACGCCTTGCGCAGCGGCTCAGAGAACTGCGCGGGCACGGTGCTGCCAGCACCCGGCGGCAACACGCTCGAGCGCGACAGATCTTCGGCGAGGCTCGGCATCACAGGTGTTGCAGGCGCAGTCGGTGGCGCTGCTACCGTCGGCGCTGCAGCTGGCGCTGCAGCCACGGTGCCAGGCGGCGGATGCGCTGACATCCGCGTCGGACCATCTGGCGTGTCCTTCCACACCCACCAGCCATCAGCCGTCTGCACTGGCGGATCGACGACCGCGTCAGCTGCAAGCGTGCCGAGATCATCAGCCATCAGCCCTTCCTTTTCTCGAGGGCGTCGAGCCGCTTCGCGAGCTGGCCAAGCGTCTGGAGGATCAGCTTTTCGGCGGCGGTCTCCACCTGACGAGCTGGCGGAGGTGGCTGATCAGTGAACGCGCCAGTCGCTGGATCGAACACCTTGTTGCCAAGGTCGCCCTGCGGATCGGTGCCCACATAATCGGTGATCTCTCCAACGAGGTGATCGGCGGGAAACATCGCGGTCGCGTCGGTGGTCGCGGGCCCGACGACATAGCCGACGCCGTCGCGCATGATCGCGGCAAACTTCACCGTGTCAGCGCCGAAGTTGGTGCCGGGATGCACGTAGGCGTACCAGTCCATGCCGTCGCTCTCGCGTCGGCAGAACAGCGCATTGGGCGGCGCATCGTCTGGAATTGTGCTGGGTTGATAGCGGACCCAGCTGCCGTGCTCGATGACGTTCATGCGTACCCCACCGTCCACCAGCTGGTGGTGTAGAATTGCATGTAGCGCCAGCGGTAGTAGAGGATGTAAGACCCGGTGTTGTCGGCCTGAATGCCGGTGATGGCGGCACCGCCGTAGGGCTCCTGCATGTAACCCGCAGTGGCACCCACATCACCCGCGAACGCCATCCGCGCGTTGCTGAACGCACCGCCGGGGACCGGCAGTGCATCGGCGGCACCCCACAGTCGACCGTTGGCGGCGCTGATGACTCCACCATTGAAGGTGAAGTTGCTGCCGTCGTAGTAGCAGTAGCGCGCACCCGTGTTGCCGAAGAAGATCAGGCCAGTCGCCTGATTACCGCTCCAGCCGCGCGTCGTGATGCTGCCGACCGACGAGGCCATGTCGGCGTTGACAACGAGTGCACCGGTCAGCGTGCCGCCGCTCAGCGGCAGGAAGCCGCCGGGGGCAGGCATGTTGGCGAGCACAAACGCCGTGGTCGCGACCTTGGTCGAGTTGTCGCCAAGCGTCGGCGTCGGTGCAATCGGCGACAGGTTGAACGAGGCTGCACCAAGGATCGCGAGCGTCGAGGCCGACAAGGTCATCGGCGTCGCAGCGCCAGCATCGTTCAGCGCCGAGACCGTCAGCATGCCTGAGTTGTTGAAGACGACCAGGTTTTCGTTGGCGGCAGGCCGGACAGCCAGCGGCGCAGCACTGGCGCTGCCGCCAATGTTCACTTGCGGTGCGCTGACCACACCGCCGATTGCGGCGTTGCCGGTAGTCGTGATCGAGACGGCAGTGATCGCACCGCCAAACGATGCGGTGCCGGTGACGGAAAGCGTGTTGGTGGTGACGCCGCCCGTGAAGACCGGCGCATTGATCGGAGCGCGCGACGTGTCGGTCGGATGGCGATGATCACCGCGCGAATAGTTGGTCGAGACGCCTGACGCGCCTACGCCGTCCATCAGCGGCACAACGTCGGAGGGCGGCAGGCCAACCGCTGGAGCGCCGCCAATAGTCGTCCACTTCTCGCCGTCCCACACATAGGTCGGCACACCGCCAACCGGTGTCGGAGGATACTTCTGACCAACCGTCGGTGCGTTGGGGAAGTCGAGCATCAGAACCTCGCATCCGCGATGAGATCGAAGTCGAACCAATTGCCTGTAGGCAGGGTGTTGATGCCGAGAATGCAGCCGCCTTCCTGAAACAGGTAGGAGATGGAGATGCCGCCACCGGCAGACAGCGCGCCAGTGATTGTGTTGCGCAGCTGGTTCTGCACGCCGTTATTCCAGACCGACATCGCTGGCACGATCCGCATCGGCACCGTGAAGCGCCACGGGACCAACCCGACCACATTGTTCTGGTAGCTTTCCCCGGACACTGAGCCGACAGCTTCACCCTTCGGCGTCCTCGGATTGCTGCACCACCAATAGCGGCGCGCCAGCAAGTACTCATGATCGTAGGTCCGCGTGATCAGCGGTGCGCGTGCTGCGGTCGGTGCCAGCGTGCCGGGCAGTGCGAGCACGCAGGCGATGCGGGAAACATCTGCCGTGGTGCCGACACCGTTCACCTGACCGGGCGCGCCGAGATAATTTGCATTGTACCATCCGCCAGTGGCAGGCGCGGTGAAGGTCGCGCCGCAAGCGTGCGTGAAGACCAGCTGCATGCCAAGGCCGTTGGTGGCGTCCCACACGCCGTCGGGGCAACCGGGGAACGTGATGACGTTGTACTGATAGGCATCGGCGACGGCGTGCGTATAGGTCATCACACAGCTGCGCGTCGCATCCTTGTTGCGCACCGCGACGCTGTAGAGCCCTGTTCGATGATGTGCCGAATAAAAGGCGACCGTCAGCGGTTGAGGACCGGCGCTCCCAAAGCCCAATCGCCTGATGCGGTAGCCTTCGATCAGGTTCTGGTACATCAGATAATCATTCGCACCCAGCGTTGGCTCAGCCGTGGTGATGTTGGACATCATCATGTTGCCCAGCCCGCTGGCTGCCAGTGTCGTGAAGGTCTGCACGGCAAATGTGCCTTGGCCAGCATGCTGCCAGCCGTCGCACACATAACCGGAGCCGCTGACCACCACGCCAGCGGCGCGTTCTTGGCTGACCTCGAACGAGCCGTTGGTCTGAATGCCGTTGAACGCGAGCGCGTCGAGCGAAGCTGCCGCGAGCAACGCCGTGTCGAGTTGCTGCTTCGGCACCGCCTGCAGCGCAGTTGCCGCGTTGCCCGGCAGCACGAGCGGCCCTGTCATGGTGTCGCCAGCCTTGGCGACCTTGAGCGCGACAGCTGCGGCACCAGCGTTGCCGGTGGTGAGGTCACCGGCATCGGCGTAGGCCTTGGCCGCCGTCAGCTGCGCATCGGCGTACTGCTTGGTCGCCGCCATCATCGGCGTCGTCGGATCGCTAACCAGCGTCAGCGGACCGCCCATGACATCGCCAGCACGCAGCACGAAGGTCGAGGGATCAGGCTGCGGGGACGCGATCACCCACTGGCTGGAATTGCCGTCATTGTACCTAACGAACAGCGTGCCGCTGTCGGTCTCCCAGAAGAACGAACCATCGAGCGCAGTGGGCGGCGCGGTGTCGCCGAAGAACACTTGCGTGCCGTTGGCAGTCCAGTTGGCACCATTGAACGCGCCTGGACCGTTGGCGACAGTGCAGCGGTACAGGTTGCCGTTGTAGTCGACGATGTCGTTGACCTTGTAGATGGCGTGCGTGTCGAAGAACCGCACCGCGATGAGATCGAGCGGCGCGGCGCTGACCACGTCACCGGCAGCGATCTGACGATTGGCGGTATTGACCGCGATCTCGCCAGGCTCGAGCGGGTTCGGAAATGCGATGGCCGCGTTCGATGAGCGGCGATGACGATAGCGCGAGGTCATGGCACAGCCGGTTTGGTAGCGGGCGTCGGCACGTCAGGCGGATAGATCAGGAGAAACTCGTCGCGGACATGAGCGGCGCCGACGAGCGCGACGGCACCGCCATAGAGTTCGTTGAGCACGTTGATCGGGCCCGCGAACTCAATCGGATCGACGCCGACTGCGGCAGGCTTGAATATGCGCGAGACGGGCGCAGTGAACGTCCACGGCGGTCCCGGCACCGACTGATTGTCCATCCACCCTGGCGGCGATGCAGGCATCAGCGATGCTTTCGACGGTGGTGGCCGTGCTCGCTCTTGGTGTCGCGTGCAGCGGCACCCGGATCGGTGAAGGTAAAGTCGAGCGCGTTGGAGTAGGCCGGGCCGTTGCGGACCTTGACCTCGATGGTGTCGGGGCCGTGCCAGTACGCCATGGCGATCAGCGTCGAGACCGACGCACCGTCTTCCGACAGCGTGGTCGGCTCGTCCTGACCGGCGAACACCAGGACGCTCGAGGCGGTCAGATTGTCGCCGGTCACGACCAGCGGAAAATCCTCACCGCCGAGTTCGGCCTCGGTCGGATCGAGGCTTGCGAGCACGGGTGCTGCGGCCTCGAGTTCGGCGAGACTGTCGACGATGATCGGCATCTCGCCACCCTTGATGGTGACGTTGGCGGGACCGGCGAGCGTCATCACCTTGCCTTCGGGGACTTCGTAGTTCGGCATGTTTGCTCTCCTAAAATGTGCCGCCGTCGATGACGGCAGGCAGTGAAGTGTCGACGACGGTCCAGCCAGCGTCTTCGCGGGCGTATTGCTGGCCGTCGCTCGGTGCGTCGGGAAACGTGCCGCCGGTCGCGCCCATGATCCCTTGCGGTCCTTGCGGGCCGACATCGCCTTGCGGACCCGGCGGTCCGACGGGACCGGGAATGCCTTGCGGGCCGGGCCCGCCGGACGGGCCGACATCGCCCTTCGGGCCGGTGCTGCCGGGCGCGCCTTGCGGACCTGGCGGACCTGGCGGGCCGGTGCCGAGACCGAAGACGGTCGGGATCACCTTGCCGGTGCCGGACGGACCCAGTGCCTCGACCACCTCGTTTGCGGTCGGCTCGGTGGTCGGGATCCACAATGCGACGCGGGCGTTCTGGGTCATGATGTCAACGTCGCGTTGGCAAGCCACGAGGCCCAGAAATGTGCATCAGCCGTCGGCGCCGTCGCCATGATCAGCGTGTTGCCCGCCGCCGTGTAATCGACGCCGGGCTCCTGCACGATGCCGTCGACCGAGACCAGCATCTGCGCGTTCGACGTTGCGTTGACCGGCTGCGTGCCGCTCGATGGATTGGGATAGGTCAGCGTGAAGTGCGTGGTGACGCCGTCGGGAGCTGGCGCGAGCGTGCACTTGAACGCGAACACGACGCCGGGGATCAGCTTGTCGCTCGATACGAGGAGATCCCACTGCAGCACCGAGTTGATGCTGGGCACGATGTTTTCGAGCTCGAGCGCATCGCCGACGATGACGTAGTCGATACCGTGGACGAGCCGCACGCCATTGAGGTGCACGTCCGACGGCGAGGTGCCGACGACCGGCGTCTTGCCGTTATAGTCGGGACCGGAGAACGTGGTCTGGCCTGCGGTCGCCTGATAGACGAACTGGTTCTGGTAACCGGGCGCGAGACCAAACGGCGTGATCCACGCCGACCCGTCCCAGACATAGAGCTGGCCGGTGGTGGTGTCGTAATAGAACGAGCCGACCGCGAGCGGGTTCGGCACCTTGACGCCGGTCGCCGGGTTGGCGTTGCCAGGCATCGGCGGCGCAGGCCACGCGCCGAGATAATAAAAATTCCAGGCGCCGACGAGCTGCGCGGCGTACACCGCCCACCACTTTGCCGACCACAGCCCGGCGACGCCGCCGTAGCCCTCGACCGGCTGGTAATAGAGCCCGTGCGGGAATGCCGAGTCGGCGATGTAGGCAGGCGCATCCTCGCTGTCGACGACGGGACCGGCGAGATATTCCGCCCACTGCAGCGCCTCGTCCTTGGCGGCAATCGCGTTGTCGGCCTGCGCGTGCGAGTAATTGGCCCAGTCCTGCGCCTCGATGGTCTCGGCCTCGACCGTATCGGACAGGGTCTCAACGCGGCCCGTGTGGGCTTCGACAATTTTTTGCGCAGTATTGGCGGCGCTTAGAAACCGCGCCGCCGAGATCGCGGCGGCCTCGGCGTCCTGGGCGAACAATTGTGCGCTTTGTTCGCTTGCAGCGGTGACTGCGGCACCGCCCTCGGCGCGCACCGCATTGGCCAGCGTCGATGAGCGCACGTCCTTGGTAAAATGCTGTTCGACGGCGGGCGCCAGCTGTTCGAGCGCGACGCTGGCGTTGATCAGCTTGCCGTCGTCGCGCCGGATGTCGGCGAGCGCGAGCTGGGTGGAGTGGATCGCGTCGATCAGGTTGGCGATCTGCGCATCGAGGCGATCACCCGGAGGAGGTTCCTTCGGGCGCGTTCGACTCCAGTCGGCAAAGGAGAAAATGCGGCTGGGCCGCGAGATGCTCGGCACGTTGTGCAGTGCGCTTCGGTGATTGGCCAGAAGCTTGGCCGGGCCTGCCGGGGCCGTTGCGAGCGGCGGATTTATGGCACCGGTTTAGGCTTTGGGAAAGGAAAATCCCGCCGGGACGGTTCCTGCGCAACTTTCAGACTCGCGTTTTCCGGGTGGAATGGTACTAAGATAATCTTAATGCTGGGTGCTTTGGGCAGGGGCCACACTGCAGAACCGAAGCCAAGGGGAATTTCAGCAAATGCCAAAGCTATCGCAACGAGAGCGTTTCAAGATCAGCTGCGAGGTCGAGATCGTCGACCTGGGCGAGACCATCGCAACGCTGACGCGGATGGGTTTCGACAACATCACATTCGACATGATCACCGACGTGCGCTCGTTCGCACGCAACGCGCCGCCGAAAGACGGCATCAACAGCGTCGAGTTTTTACGCAAGTGGACCGAGACCAACCCGACCTTCAAGGCCATCGATGCGGTCAAGTTTTTCGAGACGGATGGTCGCAGCAAGGGTGCGGCCTATCCGGCGATGTCGGCTCTGGTCGACGAAGGCTTCCTGAAGAAACTCGGCCCCGCCCAGTACTCGCGCGCCGACGTGAAGCACATCGCGCCGCCGAAGAAGAAGACGGAGACCAAGATCGCCAAGCAGGCAACGCAGCACAAGTTCGAGATCAATGCCGAAGCTGCGTTGCTGTCAATCGGTCGTCGCAACCACGGCAAATTCACCAGCGAACTGGCGAAGAAGCACTTCTCGGTGCAGGGCCGCAAGCCGACTGGCGTCGGGCCGTGCATCAACAAGCTGATGAAGGACAAGCTGATCCGGCGCACCGACACCGGCTCCTACGAACTGACCGCGAAGGCGGGGATCAAGAAGCTGACGCCGGCCCGCAAGCCCAACGGTGTGGCGCCGCCTGAGCCGGTCGAGATCGCCACCGTCGCTGCGGATGCCTGACCATGGCACGCAGCGGCATTCTGAATCTGCGGTGGTCGTATAATCAGGTTTCGAAGGATCCCAAGATCGATGTCTTCCGCACCATTTATCAGAAGGTGCACATCAAGGAGGACTCGCTTGCGGCACTGGCCGGATTGTCGACATCCACGGTTAAAAACATGTTCGGCGGACAGACCCGTCGGCCCCAGCATCTCACCTACGAAAAGCTTGCGGCAGCGATGCACCATGAGTTCGTGCTGCGCCCCATCGAGAACGGCAAGGTCGATTACGATGCCGAGATCGAGGCGGCCAAGCAGGAGCGCAGGGCATTCCGCATCAAGCAGGCCGAGAAGCAGAAGAAACGCACATCGCGCGTTCGCAAAAAAGCCCCGGCTGCGTAGCCGGGGTTAAGTTGACCCGCCGAGAAACATGAGCGGGTCCGTGAGCGGTTCACCCTTAGCACGGTGATGTGCGATGAGCGATCTCGACAACGCCGTCGAGGAGATGGCGCTTAAGGTGATGCAAGCGCAGGCCGCTGCCATCGTGCGCGGCGGCGTGCTGAACCTGTGGACGGTGTATCGCCGTCCGCTCGACTTCCCCGACAATTTCGTCGCGCGCCGGTTCGAGGTCGGACGGGCCAGGGGCGCGCCGCACCGTACCGACCAGATCATTCAAGCCCCCGGCAACCGCCTTGGGCTGGCACTGTTGCGCCGCGTCTTCGTGCGCGCAGGGCTGACCAGGATCCAGCGTGATCCGACCGACGAACCGCAAATCGTGGAGACGTGGCTGTGAAGATCGAGATCACACCGCCGATTACCATCGCTGAGGTCGAGGCAAGAATTGCGGGGATCGAGAAAATCCGCGCCAAATGGAAAAGCCGCGACCACCGCTTCGCGCGCACACTCGACGTTGAGATGGCGGCGCTGCAGCTGCTGGCTGAGGTAATCCGGCGAGGTCAGGCGGAGGTGTGGATGTCATGAGCGACAATCCCAATTCGGTGGTGGTGACGCCGCTGCAGCCGCCCTTGCCGAAGGATGCGGCGCTCTACTGGTTGGGGTCGGGCGACATCCTCGCCGTCAGCAAGGACGACTCCAAGCTGATCCGCGCCATCCTGTCCGGCGCTCCAGTCGGTCGTGAAATCGTTATTGAAGCCATCGAAAACGACGAGCGCAAGCGCGTCAGGGTCAGCGTGGTGCAATGAGCGACGACACGCACGACACGCGGCTCGAGAAGCTGTCCACCTTCGACGAGGTGCTCGATGCATTCGGCGGGCCGACCAATCTCAGCCGGATGACCCACAAGCGTCCGAGTGCAATGTGGAACTGGCGCACCAGGCGCGGTCGGTTTCCCAGCAAGTTTTTCAAGGCGATGACCGACGAGCTGGCGCGGCGCGGCTACCGTGCACCGCCACAGCTGTGGGGCCAGCAGCCACTCGTGTTCCGGCCTGGAGATCGTGTTGTCGTGAAGCCACGCAAGCGGAGGCGGCCCAATGGCTGACGACCGCCTCGAATTTTCGGTCTACGAATTTTTCTACGACGACACCTCGCACCCCGTCGCACGTTTCATCGGTGCGCGCGAGGCGGTCGAGATCGCGTCGAAATGCGCGCGGCAGGCCTGTCGCCCGACCTCCAGTGTCCGCCGCATCATCATTACCGACGGCGGCGACAACACCGTGTTCGAATGGCAACGCCACGTCGGCGTCACCTATCCGCTGAACTTCAAGGGCTGGATCGCAAAGGAGCCAAAATGAAAGTCACCGCCATCGGCCACATCGGCGACAACGACACCGCCAAAGAGTTTATCCAGCTCGTGCGCGCGTTCGACATCGCGCATTCCGGCGAATGCATGTTTCGGATTTCCATCGACGCGCCGACGGCGACCGTCGACGAGATGGAGAACGTGCTCAACGTCGACCCGCCGTTCGCGTACCGCCAGACGATCAGGAAGCTGTGATGCTGTCGCCCGACGCAATGCTGAAGATCTCCGTCGTGCTCGTGCTCCTCAACCTGATGGGCATGATCATCGTGCTGTGGTTAGCGCGATGAGCAAGAAAGACCAGATCATCGTGGTGTGTGCGCGCATCACCGACCCGCTGCTGCTGCCCGACAACGTCATCAGCACATGCGATGCGTGCGGCTGGGCCGTGCAGCACCGACCGCACGCGCCGAAGGGCAAGCGGCGCTGCCTGAAATGTGCCGCCCACCTGATGAACAACAACACCGTGCACACCACCTCGCGCATGGTCGAGGACTTTCTGGCGTGGCGAAGGAAGCAACAACAATGAGCGAGTTGATCGACGACGCGGGCCTCGCACTGCTGACCGCAGGCCATTGCCCCGACTGCGCCCACCGGGGCTTTGTGCTCGGACCACGCGGCGGATCCGGCCTGTCGGTCGAGTGCGCCGCGATCCCGTGCCGCGCCCGCTTCGTCATCGTGCTGTCGCCGGTCGGCCCGCCAGGGAGCGTGGTGCTGGCGCAACCGGTCGACCGCGAGAGCGCAGGCGGCGGCACATGGACGAACTCGCCGGGGTGGGAGCGGTGATGACCGACCGCTTCCCGCGCTACTACATCCTCGTGGACCGCGTGCCGTTCGCCGTCGACCTGATGACGTGGGCGCGGTGGTTCAACGATGGTGATCGGCGCCGCGTCGCCAGGACGGTGATCGACGAGGCGTTGGGGGTGTGGGTGTCGACCGTGTTCCTCGGGCTCGATCACAATTTTCTTGGGCGTGGCGATCCCGTGCTGTTCGAGACGATGTGCTTCGGGCCGACCGACGGCACGCTGGCGTTCGGGCGCGAGACCCATCCCTCCATCGGCGAGACCTGGCGCTACAGTTCGTGGAAGGACGCCGAAGCCGGTCACGCGGCGATGTGCGACGAGGTCCGCGCCATGCTCGACGACATCAAGACCAAAGTGCCCGGCGGCACTATCAGGAGCGAACAATGACGCTGGACAAATGCCCTTACGCCAAATCCGACATGACACCGTGCGTACTGAAGGACGGTGATATGTGCTTTGCCGTCGGCCTCGGCGACCGGCCCATCTGCGTCGGCTGCGAACGCGGGCCGACAACACTCGGTGTGCCACCACCACCCGACTGGCACGAACGGATCGCAGCGTTCAGAAAGAAGAACCCCCACGATGGCCCCCTTAGCCTGAAGCAACAGTTTATCGCGGAGCTGAACCCCAAATTGCTCGCCATCGAACAGGCGGCGCTCGTCGAGAACACCAGGCTCGCCTCTCAACTCGCCATCGAGGTGCTCGAGCTGTGCCGCGATTACGAACACGCTGGCCTGTCGCGCGCCGACATCCGCGATGCCTCCAACAACCCCGTCGCTGCCGCAATCGAAGAACGCTTGGGCCTGCGCAAAAGGAAACACTGATGATGGCTGATCGCGATTTTCTCGACAAACTCGCCCGCCGACTCGTGGACGAAGGCAAACTCATCGCAGCCGGATGGGTGATGTTTCGCAAGGCCGTCATTCGCCCCGGTGCTCCAGCTCAGCAGCTGGAGGACATGCGCCTCGCATTCTTCGCTGGCGCGCAACACCTGTTCGGATCGATCAACGCCATCATGACTGAGGACAAGGAGCCGACGGAGGCCGACCTCAATCGCATGAGCCTGATCGATCAGGAGCTGCAAACCTTCATCGAGCAGTTCAAGGAGGGGCTCGCTCGAGCCGGTGTACCACACAAATCTTCCAGCCCCGGTGACGGCAGTAAGCCCTGACCTCGGCGCGCGTGTAGTGCTTCGTCATCATGAAACGAATGATCGGCGCCGCCTCGACCACAACGTCATCCTGCAACACCAGACCCGCCGTGAATTTCGGCGGGCCTTCGCTCTCGATCTGGGCAAGGATCTCAATCACACCGCGCCACTGAAATGAAACTCGGCACGCCCAATGTGCCGCCTCGCCGCCTTCCGCCGCTTCGGTGATGCCGGATCACCATGCTTGCGGTCAGGCGGTGAATGCTGCGCACCTCTGGCCTTGATCAGCGACGGCGACGGCGGAAGTAGCGTGTACACACCCGGATCGAACTTGTTGTTCGGCCCGTCGTACCGCAACTGCTGATCCCGCAGCGCATGCGGTGTCGTGTACCTCACCGCATGATCCTCGAAAATCAGAAACGTCACCGCCCGATGCACCAGCACTTCCTTCGGATGATCTGGATGCGTCCGCCGCAACGATACCGCCGCCGCACACTTGCCCGGCTCGTTCGGCTTGCCCTTGTTGCAGTCGTCCTGACTGATCACCCAGTGGTACGGACGCTTCGCATCTTTCACCGGTAACCCCTTGTACGTGCGCGGACCACTCTTCCGCTTCGTCTTCGATCTGTACATGTCACACCCTCATGTTGCAGGCCCCTGCATCAAGGCTGACTCCAGCCAGCACCAGAGTCAAATCAGGTGTTGAAAAAATTTGGCGGGGTGGGTTGTGTCCCCACGCATGGCGCGGTTTGGGGGGCGCCAGGGGGCGGGAAGCGGGTCGGGCGGCAGGGCCTGCCGCAGCGTCAGCCTGGTCATCCCAGGGGCGACGCCCATGTCCACCAAAACATCCACGACCTCACACGACTCGAGCTAACCGCCAGGTATATCAATGGGTTATCGTGCTGAGATGGCTCTTCGATAGGAAGCCATGTGCCGCTGGCCGACCGAAGGCAGAGGGGGCTGCAACGCGGTTTGGGTGTGGACAAAACCGTTGAGCGGCCAGCGGCGCCCCTACAAGCGGTCAATTCTTCCGGGGCGTCAAGCGTGCGATCTCATCGTCCAGCTCGTCAGCGGTCAGCTCTGTCGATCTGCGCCCGCTTCTACCGTCGATGCTGTCGTCGCCGAAGAACTCCATCAGCGTGCGCCCGGCGCTCGCTTTTGCTGCCGCAGAGGCAGAAACGTCAGTGATTACCGACATTAGAGCGTCCTTCACCTGATCACGCAGTGAACTCTTGGACTCGACGTTGGATTTTTCTTCGCGTCCTGGCTTCTTCGGCATTTCGTTGTTCCCGACGCTTGCGCCAGACGGTCTGACCTCGACCACCGTGGAAGTGACAGCATGAGACGCCGCTCATGGCGAGTTGTCCGCACTGGATGTCGGTGCCTCGCTTACGAGCAACGCAAAGTCGTCGGTTCCATCGCCCAGGCGCGATCTGGTTAGCGATTGCCGCTGCCTTCCACGCTGCATTTCCTGACCCGCCAGCCATGTTGTATTCCTGCAACACCGGACATCTGAACATTCGCACCGGACAGTACTCTCTCCCTATAGTGAGAGAGTAGAAGTGTCCCGTTAGCCTTCATTGATATTACAGCACTTTTTCCATTTTCAATACGTCAGCATTCCTGTCGTGTCCCGTCGGTGTGTCCCGTCCTAAAAGGTGTCCCCGCACTTGCTTGGGCCTGTCTTTCATCACCGCCCTCTCAGCATGGGTTCGGCCCAAATAGTACATCACGGTGGCGTGGTGACGGCCAATCTGGCGCCCGATTTCGAGCATGGGGATGCCCAGGGCATCGAGCTGGCGGGCGATCTCGATACGGACTGCGACGAGGTTCGGATGGTGTGATCTGCCCATGACGACGGCGCGCGTCGTCTTATGTTTTTCTGCCACCCTGCAGACCATGCGGGCCATGTTGGCGCGTGACATCATTGACGGATCCCCCTGTGCTGAACAGCTCGAGCTGTTCGTGTGCGACGGCCTGGCGATAGTCGGCAGCGATGGCCACCATGGTTGCGATCTCGCGGTCGGCCTCGGCCTCGCTCATTTGGCCGCGCGCCACGAGGTGGCTGTAGACGCGCCGCCGCATGCGCAGTTCGCGTTCGATGCAGGCAAGCTTCATGGCGCTGCTGATCATGGTGGCCACCCGGTGTCGCCGACTGAACAGGATTGCAGATCGCTCAACAGGCCGCGCAGCACACCCTCGACGGTCCAGTGCTTTTCGGGAATCGTATCGATGACGGCAGCGAGTGCGCGGGCATAGAACAGGGCGTTGTCGCCCCGGATGAACACCCCTGGCCAGTCGTCGCCGAATTGCAGCGGCCCGGTCTCGACCCGTTCCGCCTGGGCGGGGAGTTTTGTGATCATCGGCGCTCCTGTGGGGTGAGGATCCAGACGACGGCGTCGCGACCCGACCGCACCTGCTCGATGCGACCGCTGTCGACAATGTAACCCATCAGCTCCAGCTCGCGGCGGCGCGGGCGAAACGTGTTCTGAATGATCTCGAGGGCGTCGGACATGCGCTCGTCGGACGCGCCGTTCGGGTGCCGGGCGAGGTAGTCCAAGATCTTCCGGTGCAGCGGGCCAATGTGCTTGCGGATCTTCTCCGCAGCCTCGCGGCTCGTCCGGCTATGACGCTGCGACGGTGCGGCCCCACCATACGGCAGATAGCCGAAGAGGTCGCCAGTCTCCTCGTCGTGGCGATGCTTCATCGGCGGCACCGCCAGCGACGGTGACGATGGCCATACCAGCGGCGACCGCGCACACCGCAGACCGAGTCGACCTGGTGCGAAACGATTTCTTTTTCCGGCGCCGCGTTGCCGGTCTGTTGCCGTGATGGCGACGGTTCGGCCTTGACCTGTTCACGTCCCAAAAAGGCGATTAATCGATCCGCCTTCGCGCCTGGCTCCTGCCCTGGCACAAACGTGACATCGACCCACCGGTCCTGAAACCCTGCCAGATCGACAGCCGTGACCGCCGAGACGTTTTCAGGATCGCCCTGCACGAAACTGGCGGCGATCCCGGCAACGCACCACAGGGCCGCGCAGACGATCAGGCAACGTGCGATGATGGAACGGGTCAGCATGGCCACACCTCATGCGAGATGGAAGCGTGCGCCTACGCAGAAAAAAGTAAACCCGGCCAACGGGGCCGGGCTTGCTGTTGCGTTTGGTAGTTTGCGGTGGAGTTCTGATCGCAGTATTTTTTTCTTAACCCGCCACGACGTTCCACTGGTCCCAGCCAACCTGCGACATGGTCGGTTTCATGAACTGCGACGGCATCGGCAAACCCTGCACGTAGAGCGCCCAATGCTCGAGCGCATCGCGGCGCTTGTCCCACATGTCGCCGCGCGCATAGGCCTCGCGGGTCGCATCGTCCTTGATGTGGTGCAGGCACATCTCGGTGGCCTCGTCCTGGTGCAAGGTCTCCTGCTGACACCACGTCTTGAAGGTCGAGCGGAACCCGTGCGCGGTGGCATCGTAGCCGAGACGGATCTTGATCAGCACCAGCAATGCGCCGTCGCCAATCATGCCGTCGGCGCCGCTGCCGGGGAACACGTAAGGCGACTGGATGCGGTTCTCGTTCTGCCACTTCTCGACGCGGTCAAGCAGCGCCAGCATCGCCACCGACAGCGGGATGTCGGCCTCGTGGCCGTTCTTGCCCATGACCTTGTCCGGGATCACCCAGCGGCGGCGCTTGCGGTCGATCTGCGTCCACTGCATCTGGCGCACCTCGCCGCAGCGGGTCGCGGTCAGCACCATGGCCTGCGCCGCCCAGCCAATCACGTTGGCGCCGCGCGCGGTGTTCACGCGCCCGACCAGCTCGGCCCAGAAGTCATGCATCTCGGCATAGGGCAGCGCCTTGCGGCCCTTCGGCGAGTGCGTCTGCGCGGGCATCAGCTCGACGAAAGTGTCCTCGTTGGCCGGGTTCTTGTCGCGGTCGCAGTAGCCCTGCGAGGCGGCGGTCTTGAAGATCGCGTGCAACTGCATGCGGTGCACGCCAGCCATCACGGGCGAGGCCAGCCACTTGCCAGCGAGCGCCTTGCGGATGTCGTCGACCACGACATCGCGCAGACGCTTGCCGTGCAGCTTGGCGATCAGCGTGTAGGTCGCTTCCCACTGGTCGCGGCATTTCTTGCTCTTGATGCCGGGCAGGCGGATCTCGTCGAGGTAGGTGCGGGCGTATTCGCCCAGCGTCATGTTGGCCAGCTTGAGCGCAGGGTCGACATAGCCGAGTGCCTTCGGCATCACCGACGGGTTGCGAGCCAACCCTTCCATCTGTTCGGCGGCCCACTTGCGCGCAGCGGTGAGACCGACCGCCGGATAGGATCCGCCGCCGACCTTCTTCGGCGAGCCCTTGGCCTCGCCGGGCTCGCGCCATGTGAACTTCAGCACCCACGAACGCGACCCGCTCGGGCGCACCGACAGGTACAGGTTGTCGCCGTCCGAGTGATCGGTGCCAGCGGCCAGCGTCGCCAGCCTGGCGTTGGTCTTGTCGTCGTCTTTCTTGCCGAGATCTTTGCTCACGGTAGTCCCCTCTGCTTTCGGTTATGCCGCTGTTGCAGCGGCAAACACCGTTATAGCCCGTGGATAGATCGGTGGACAAATCGAGGGGGTTTTTAGTGCTGTGAGGTGGTGTGCGGTGGTTTGGTGTGGAGTTGAGGAAAGCCCTGCGCCGCAGGCATATCTTTAAGATTTTCTTCGCGATTGACGCCCGCAAATCAGGGAAACGGCTTTTCCTTGCAGAGCCCGCTATAGCGAGAACGTGCTGAAATCATTGCACTATTCATGAGCGGTTTTTGGCCGTGGACATTCCGGTGGATATTAAGCTTTTCTTCGCCGCGTCCAGCGCATGGATCATGCCCCGGTCGTAATGACCTTGCAAGGCAACCTCACCGACCGGGGATCGTCCGGTCGGCCAGCCGTCGTGATCGCGGCGTTGCGCCCGCACACCCGACACTCGACGTAGTAGTAGCCGCACCGCTTGGCCGGGTACGGCAGCTCGGTGTGACAGCTCGGCTCGCCATCCTTGGTCAGGTCGATGTCGATGCCCTCGGGATAGTCCGGGTTCGGCGTCTGCGTCGGCTCGCGGCCAGCGTCGACCCACTTGATCTTGAACGTCATGGCTGGAACGCCTTCTGGACATCGGTGCGCCGGATCACGATGCGGACCCCGACGCGGGTCGAGTGCAACTTGCCGGTCTTGACCATCTGGCGGATCGTCCAGGCGCCGAGTCCGGTCAGGCCAGCGGTCTGTTCGATGGTGAGATACTCGAGATCGGGCGGCGGTTGCGGGCGGTGTTTGCGCTTCGGCATCTTGTTTCCCCAATGGGCCCGCACGCCCCGGTTTTGTTATTGCTTGGTGACCCCGTGGGCGAGCTGGTAGCGCGCCCACATCGCGTGCAGCCCCGCTGTGACCTCCTCGATGATCTCGTCGGGGTCGGCCATGCCGTCGCTCGCTGCGTGCAGGCGACGCAAGGTGTCGAACATCAGCGAGGTCAGCACCGACAGCTCGTCGTCGTAGTCGAGCCCCTTGATCAGGAACAAGATCGCGGTCGCGACCGCGCGCAATCGCAGCGGCACGTCCTCGACCGACTTGAACTCGAATGTCGCCTCGATCCGCTCAATCATGAGGAAACTCCTCCTCGGGCAGCTCGGCGATCACGTCGACCACGATTTTGGCGATGCGCTCGGACGAGGCCAGTAAGTGCATCTCGATCCTGATCGCGGTCTCGAACACGGTGTCGAGGTTGATTTCGCGGATGTTGCGACCCTCCAGCTTATATTGCTGGTACATCGCGCCGTCCTTGATGGTCGCAATGTCGTGGTACTTCATCGCCAGCGACAGTGCGATTGCGGCGATGCCATGAGCCGGTGCGATCTTCACGTCGCTAAGATGCGGCTCGAGCTGCTTGAACGGATCGGCGGGGTTGAACTCTTCGTCGTCAGCCATCGTTGTCCTCATCATCATCGAGGGCGTCGACATCGAAACCAAACGGGTGCTCGCTTTTGTTGACCTTCTCGGCGCCGATAGAACGCATCGCCTCGTCGGCATCGGCGAACTTGCCGGTCGCGACACCGTCGAGCGCCTGACGGATCTTGGCACTCATCTCGCGAACGAACTCAGCCTTCTTCGGATCGGCGTCGAGCTGCGCCTGGATTTCCGGCGGGACCACGATCTCGATCTCTTCGCCGCGTGGCACCTTGTTGTCAGCCATGTTCGTTCTCCATCATGCTGTCGAGTTCGTCGGCGATGTGCTGGTTGACTTCGTGGGCGTGCTCGGCCTCGCGCATCGTCTGGATCCCCAACAGGTGCATGCGGGTGATCTCGTTCTTCACTTTGGCCGCCTGACTGATCACCATTTGCTCGAGCACGACCGTCTGTTCACGGGTGCGCGCGAACTCGGCGACCCACTGGTCGACCAGCTTGTCGACCATCGCGTGCATCGCAAGGTGGCTTTGCTCCTCGAGCGGCGGTGTCTCGACGACCGCCAGGCGCTTGTCCTGAATGTCGCGGATGTCGCGGATTGCCTGTTGCTCGGCGGTCGAGAGATTGTCCTGTTGCATTGCAGTCCCCTTTCGATTGACAAAACGGCCTACGGGAAGATTATCCGCCCCCTGCCGACCACCGTGCGGGTGACCGGCAGGGTTTGGATCGCCGAAGGTCAGGCTCTGGGCAGGGGCCTGACATTCACCCAACCTCCGACAACATCGCGGCCAAGCTTTCGCGCTCAGCCGGATCAGACACATTCGACAACAGCTTGGTCTTCACCACCTCCTTGGCTTCGGCCCAGAACGTGTGCAGCTCGTGGTCGCGCATGGCGTGACGGCTCATCGACGACACCGCGACGAACGTCTTGCCGTACATCTCGCCCAGCACCGTGAAATTGCCGGTCTCGAACAGCAGGCGGGCACGCAGGCATTCGGGCGTGATGTGCAGCGCCTTCGCCACCTCGTTGATCTGCGCGAACACCTTGCGATGTTCGATCATGTCGCGCTCGAACAGCGGTTCGAGCTCGAGCGGCTCGGCGTCGCGAACCTGCTTCATGAAATCGAACGCCGCCTTGTCGTGAGCCACGAGGCAGAGCTGACCTTTATGCGGGGCAGGCACGAACTTCACTGCAGCAACCCTTCCTTCACTGCGGCGACCGCGCTCAGCAGCGTCTTGTAGAGCGCGGCCTTGTCGTTCTCCATGATGGTCAGGCGCTCGTGGTTCAGCTTCAGCCACTCGTCGATCTCCTCGACCGACTCCGACTTGCGCACGCCCCACATCAGCTTCTCACCCCACGACCGCCAGTCGTCGGTCGCAATCCAGGTGATCTTGCAGGGGTTGATCTTGTTGGTATCGGTGGCAACGCGGGTGATCTCGCCGGTCGCGTCGTCGGTGATGTCCATCGGCGGACGCTCTTGCTGTTGCCGCGCCTGGTTGAGCGGCGGTGCGCTGCGACGCGGACCATTGCCGTCGTCGTCGGCATCGCCGACCTGAAGGTTGAACGCCATGCTCTCGCAGTTGCGCTTGCCGTACGACACCGCCGCCATCATGGCGTGAACCGGCGTCATCATCTGCTGACCCTTGAACCCGGTCGTGGTGATCGGCACCGGCAACTGGATGCGCTTGGCGTAGCCCTGCGCATGCGACAGCGTGCAGACCACCATGATGCTGTCGGGCGTTCCCATCGGCTCGGTCGTAAACGACAGCGCAAAACCATGGCGGGTGTAAATCGGGCGCACCGCCCGGTCGAGCTGGGCAAACGAGGCGTAGCGGCTGCGCGTCTGGGGGTTCGACATGTCGGTTCGGATGGTGTCCATCTCGGCCTCGGCTGCGGTCAGCGCAGCCGTGAAGGCGTGCTGTTCGGCACGCTGTTCGCCAGCCTCGTGCATATCGAGAAGGCGCTGCAGCTTGTCGATGTCGAAGTTGGGATCGGTGGCGGCGCGGTCGATAATCGCCATCAGGCCGGTCGGCGGAGTCATAACGGTGATGTCGTTGTTCATGATGTGCTCTCGTGGTTGTTGAGGCGATCCCAGACCCTGCCAAGCACGCCCTCGAATATATCGGCGTAGCGTTGAGCGTGCCTTTTGCTGCGAGCGCAGCTCACGACCCGTTCGGCCAGACAAGTGGTCAGCACCGGAAGCACCATGGTGTCGGGGTCGTCACCAAAGATCTCGTCCAGTGCGTCGTCGATGGCCCTGAACAGCTTGGTCGCCCGCGCCACGTCGGCATCGGAGACGCCGAAAGGAAACCGGTTGTCCGTCATGCTGCGGCCTTTCGCGTGATCGCCAGGGTGCCGCGTTTGTTGCGGGAGATGGTGAACGAGCCGGTGTGGACCTTGCCGACATCGTCGGGAATGCGCTCACGGACCAGCTTGCCCCACGCCTCGTGCGCCTTGGCTGCGGCGTCGGTCTCGTCGTACTCGACCAGAGCGGCCATCACCTCGGGCCCCCAGTTCGGCTGTTCGAACGCCAGGTCGACCGTGCGCCACTTTTCGGGCGGCACGGGCGCGGGCATTACGACCGGTGGCGTCAGGGTGTCGATCAGCTCAAGCATGGATCCGCACCGGGCCAGTACCTCGCGCTCGTAATCGGGATCGCGTGGACACTCGAACTCGATGGGGTCGTTGGTGCCCTGACAAACAATCAGAAAGCCAACGCTGGCGTCGGTGCAGTGCATCTGGAACGCGACTTGCGGGTAGTACATCGCGTAAATCTGTTCGCGCGACAGGAACGGTGATGAAAATTTAGCCTCGGCTACGGCGTTGCGATCACCCATCCAGCCGTCGAGCGTTGCGCGAAAACGCTTGTTGCCAGGTGACGGCACGACCTCCTGACGGCGCGTGATCGCCACGCTGTTCTGGCGTTCGAACTCATCGAGGATCAGATCACCGACTGCGGCGCCGAGTCGCATCGCCCAGGTCTGCGGTTCCGGGTCGCGGATCCCGACCTTGACCTCCCACCAGCGCAGCAACGTCTCTTCACTGGCGTTGCCCATGAACACGTTGACATCGCTGGCGCCGATAAACCCGGCGCGCTCTTCAGGCGAGAACATGGCGGCGTTCCCCGTTGTCCGTTGATTTCGGACGTTCGACTACACAAGGCTGTCAGCAAAGGGCCCGGTTTGTACCGTGTCTTGTTGTTATTTCTTGGAGGGTCTCGCCGCGCCGCACCACCGCAGGGCCCTCGTTGTGTTGCTAGCCTGACCTTGCTGTTAGGGTTTTTCAAGAAGATTTTTTACGTAGTTTTCAACACCAGAATGGCCGCCGTCGATCCAATCACATCGTTTGGTAGAGAAACGTAATCGGCTGAACGTGCGGGTGAGATTGCGTGCGGTGATGATGTCACCGATTTGTCGTCGCTAAGATTTCGATCAATGTTCGCTGCGTTTCTTAGCGAGCATCGCAATGACACCACTGTGGGATTTCGACGAGGTCGTGAAGGCGCTCGGTGGTCCGAGTGCCGTCGGTCGACTGACCAACAATCCGGCGTCCGCCGTGTGCGGATGGCGTCGGACGAAGAAAGGCGCAGGCGGCACCGCTCGCTTTCCGCCGAAGTACTACTGGCTGATCAAGTTCGCGCTCGAGGAGAAGGGTTTCTACGCGCCCCTCGACCTGTTCGGCTTCGTCGGTCACTTCAGCAAGTCGGCATGAGCGGAGCCGACGATGCGACAGCTCTCGTTGTTCAAGGGCAATCGTCAGCGCGGTGTTCGCGCGCCGCCGCCGCTTGAGTTCGGATCGCACGTCGTCATCGCCGACATCTGTCGCCGCTGGCTGATGCCGCAGTGGCGTTTCACTCATCTGCCGTTCGGCGAGCAACGTCATCCAGCAACCGCGATGCGGCTCAAGCGCATGGGCGTCACACCTGGCTGGCCCGACTTCATGTTCGTTGGCCCGCGCCGCCAGATGTTCTGGCTCGAGCTGAAGCGCAAAGGCGGTCGGCTCAGCGACAACCAGATCGACATCGCCGCGCACTTTGGTCGCTGCGACTTTCCCTACCTGTGTACGTCGAACGTCAACGAGGCAATCCAGGCGCTGAAAGGCCTCGGCATCCTGCGCGCAAACATCGAGGTGCAATGATGAAGAAGCCTACCACTACCAACATCGTCCCCAAGGTGCCGCTCGCCCGTGTGGTGATCCAGCACGTCATCGATCACGCCGAGATCGACACCACCACGCGCCAGCTCCTGCGCTATGCGCTGTCGCTGATGCACCGCGAGGCAGCTCCGGTTCGTCGTTCGAAGCGGGTCAAGGCTGTGCCGGAAATCAACGGGGGTCGTGCCGGTGCCGACATTCAGTGAACGCTTGACGGAGGGTAGCGATGAAACTCATCGACGAGATGATGGAGACGCCCGCTCTGGTGTGGTCACAAGCCGAAGCGACGATGAAACAGCACAGAAGGTTTTTTTCCAGATATCGGGGACTGCGAAAAATGAGACGAGATCCACTGGCAGCATTCGACTACACGAACGTCATCTACGGGGACAAGAAGGTGCGCGGCATCGTCGCGGTGTGCGGCCACTGCGGCCTCGAGATCAAGATCCCGGTCAACACGCAGCAATACGGCAACGATGACGAAGGCGAGTGGCTGCACGTCGCGAAGAAGATGCAGCGCCTCGGTTGGCATGCAGGCAAGAGCAAGACCGCGCATCGCTGCGCGCGGTGCTTCAGTGGGGCGAGGTTCGCAGCGATCAGGAAGTCCAACGAAAACAGGGAAGGTGTGGCAATGGCAAAAACTCCAGACGTACCGACGCTGCAAGTCGTATCGGGTGGCGCAGCACCACCACCGGCATCGCGGCCCATGTCGCGCGAGGACCGCCGAGTCATTTTCGAAAAGCTCAACGAGGTCTATGTCGACGACCGTGCGGGCTACACCAAGGGCTGGACCGACGAGAAGGTCGCGACAGATCTCGGTGTGCCGCGCGCCTGGGTGAAGCAGATCCGCGACGAAAACTTCGGCGACGAGATCACCAACGAGGACATCCGCGAACAGATCGCCGAAGCAACGGCGGTGCTCAAAGACATCAACCTCATCCGGCCCGACGTGCAGCGTCTGTTCGCAGTCGCCGACAAGATCGAGCAGCGCCTCACCGAAATTGCCAAGGTCTTCAAGTGATCGCAGAGGATCTCGCCCGCGCACTCGGCGGGGTGAAATCAGGGCGGCAATGGAAGTGTCGTTGTGTGGTGCACGACGACGCTGAGCCGTCGATGATCGTGTTCGACGGGCGCGAACAGGTTCAGGTGCGATGCCTGGCCCTGTGCGAACCCGCCGACATCATCGCGGAGCTGCGCAGGCGAGGCCTCTGGACTGTTGAAAAGAGCGAAGAAAAAGTACGCAAACCTGTTTCACGTGAAACGGATCGCGACCTCAACATCAAGTTCGCGCGCTCGCTGTTCGACCGCTCGATCCCCTGCGCCGACACGATGGCGCAGGACTACCTCGAACGGCGTGAAATCTGGTGCGCCGGGCAGTTCATCGACGACATCCGGTTCTGCCCGACGACACCGCGCAAGACTGAACGTGTGCCTGCGATCATCGTCGCCATGCGCAGTTTTTATTCGCGCGATGTGCAGGCGGTGCAGCGGATCTACCTGCGCCGGGATCCGTTTGGCGCGACCATCAAGGACGGCAAGCCCATGATGCTCGGTGCGGTCAGCGGCACCGCGATGCGGCTGCAGCTCGAGCACATGCCCGGCCTTCTCGACGAGCCCGCAACGCTGAATATCTGCGAAGGTCTCGAGACCGGCCTCAGTATTTTATGCCTCGATCATGGACCGGTGTGGGCGCTCGGCTCGACCTCCAACATCCAGGCGATGCCGGTGCTCGATGATGTTGAGCATCTCGTGATCTGGGAGGAGAATGACGCGCCCGGCATCAAGGCTGCACACGTCTGTTGCGAACGCTGGCAGGCCGCCGGGCGTCTCGTCACCATTGGTATTCCAACCGAAGAAGGCGCGGACGCTGCTGATGTTTGGAGGGCCCGTCTTGCCCGACTTTAACAACGAAGAGGGCTTCAGGGACGACACGCCGCGCCCCAAGGCCAATGGGCACGCGCCGGACGATCTCGGCTTCTACGACCTCTCGGAGCGTCACTCGCGCGGCAAGATCCGCCGCGAATGGCTGATCGAGGATCTCGTGCCGCGTCGTGGAGTCGGCATCCTCAGTGGCCAGTCGAGCGTCGGCAAGACGCACATCGTGCTCGACCTGATGGCCAGTGTGGTGCTCGGCGAGCCGTTCGCTGGCTTCGCGGTCGAGCGCATCGGCTGCGGTGTGGTGCTGTTCGCTGCCGAAGGCCAGGACGATGTGATCCCCCGGTGGGACGTGATCGAGGTGTCGAAGATTACGCCGTACCGGCAGATGTACGGCTTGCCACCCGACAGCTATTACCCGGCAACCTGCGTCGACCAGGTGCCGCGCCTGACGCTCGCTGATGCGTACGAACAATATCGTACCCGCCTCGTCACCGTGGCCATGCGCCAGCGCAGTCATGTCGGCGCCGACTATAGCGGTCTCGGTCTAGCGATCATCGACACCTACACGGCGGCGACGGATCTGTCGGACGACCAGACCAACGCCGCAGGCACCAACCAACAGATCTTCACGCGGCTGCACCGCCTGTCACGCGAGCTGGACTGCTTCGTGCTGGTGGTCGACCACATGGGCAAGGACACCGCGCGCGGCACGCGCGGATCGACAGCCAAGGAAGCGAGCGCCGACGTTGTGCTCACCGTCACCGGCACGGTCAGCGACGAGGGCATCGTCAGCAACACGGCCATGGTGGTGCGCAAGCTTCGCGGCGGCGCCATCAACAAGCGGGTCATGTTCTCGCTGCAGCCGGTGGTGATGCCGCGCGACGAGGAAGGGCATCGGCGCGACGGCGTCGTCGTGAAGTGGGATGTCGCCTCGGCCAAGCTGCGCCAGGGCAGAGGCCCGGCGGCGCAGAACCGCAGGCACCCGCTCCTGATGATGGCCATCGACAATGCGTTGCTCGACGCGCTGCCAGCGCAGTGGGAGATGGTCAAGAACGGCGCGCATGCCTTTCGCGCGGTCGACGAAGGCCTGATCCGTGAGAAGTTCAGGGTGTGTCACCCAGCCACCGACGAGGACGGGCCGCAGCGCCTGGACACCATCCGCAAGGCCTATGCCCGCGCCATGAAGGCGTGCCTTGTGTCCCGCGCAATCGGCCAAATTACCCTTGCAGATGGGAAGCTTAGGATCTGGCGGACAGATTACTCACACCAGGACACTTCTAATGTGTCCCGCGACTGAATAACCCCAGCGCAGGGGGAATGTGTCGGCCCGGATACCCCGACACGTTGAGGCTGCGACAAGGACCAGCGGGCGGTGTCCTTGCATGGAAACAACACCCGCAGCGGCGGCACAGGGGTCTTCCTCTGTTTCCTCTGGGGCCGCCGCGCACTACTTTTTTCTTCGTGAAGTTCGAACACCGAAAAAATTTTTCAGCCCGTCATCGCTCCAAAGTCGAAGCCACCCAGACCGAAACCGCCGCCGGTATCGAACCCGGCACTGGCGGTGTCGAACCCGCCGCCGCCAGAGCCACCCCAGCCCCAGCCTTGCAGCGTGTCCCACGGGATCGGCGGTTGCCACATCGAGAACGGTGACTGCGGCGTTGATGTTGCCGACGCCTGCAACAGCGGCGTCGACATGTCGGCGGTCTGCACCGGCATCGGCGCGTTGGTCGTCACCGGCCCACCACCCTGCGGTGACGGCGCGAGCGCACCCGGCAGACCAGGCGTGCCCGGCTGGCCTTGCGGTGGCGGCGGCAGCTCGGCTGGCATGACCGGTGCGGCGTTGGCCGGTGGCGGCGGTGCGGGCAGCGTCCCCGTCTCGGGCTTCACGGCGTCGACCACGGCCTTCGCGATGCCTGGCGTGACACCCTGGGACTGCGGTCCCCCCTTCGCGGCCATGTACTGCCCGGTGTCCTTGTCCATGTAGCCGTGCAGCTGATCGTAACGCGCCTGCGCCTCTTGCTCGGTGGCATACGACGGAAACTTGTCGAACCCCTCGGCCCCGGCTCGCTTGATCGCCTCTTCGTTGGACACGATCTTGCCGTCGTACACGGTCGGGATGCTGTAGGTCTTGCCGTCGCTCTCGACGGTGATCTGCTTCAGGGACGACCTCGAGCCGTCGGGATTGTCGACGCCGCCGGGTCCGTTGAGGTTGTCGAGGTGACGCTGATAGAGCGCACGCTCCTGCGGCGACAGGTTCATGTCCTTGGTCGCTTGCTCCAGGTTCGACGCGGGCGGCGCCTGCGGTGCCTGCGCAACTGTCTGGCCGCTGGCGTCCGCGACTTGCACACGCTGCTGTGACGGCTCGAGTTCGCTCGACTTGCCCGGCTTCGGCGGTGCCTGCGGGACCGCGTCCATGATCTGCTTCGGCGTGACACCGAGTTTCACCGCAGCGCCTTCGACGAGGGGCTTGGTGAACATCGACGGATAGGTGTTCAGGATCTCGCGCACCGTCATCTTGGACTGCGCCTCGGGGATCCGACCTTCGTTGCCGGGGAACAGCAGCTTGGTGGCGTCGACGACGTTGCGGTCGAGCATCGAGTGCACGCCCGCCATCGGGTCGGCCTTCGGCGGCGGCGTTCCGACAAGCTTCGGTGCCGGTGCAGCTGGAGCGGTCGCTGCCGGGGCTACGGGACTCGCTGGCGCGGGCGCGGGCCTTGCGGGCGCCGCTGGCGCAGCTGCAGGCGCAGCCGCTGCTGGGGCCGCTGTGGCCGCTGGCGGCGGTGTGCGCTGTTGACCGCCCCAGTCCTGCGCTGCCGTCGTGCCCTGGCCGCTCTTGTAATAGTTCGGATCGTCGAACGCCCGCGCCTCTTGCTGACGCCGCGTGGTGAGCCCGGCGAGCGGCTGGCCACCGGCCTTGTCGTACTGCGTGAAGATCTGTTTCGCTGACGCCCAGTCGCCGTTCTTCACGGCCTGTGCGAGACCGGTCGGGCCATCGAGTGCCTTACCGCCCGTGTTGAATTGCAGCGAGGCGAGCGAGTTGCGGATCGCTGGCGGCGTGTTCGGATTGAGCTGATCAATCGTCGCCAGGTGGCGCGTCAGTTCGGCATTCATCTCCGCACGCGCCTGCGGCTCGGTGATCGAGGTGCGCCCGTTGGCTGCGGTGCCGTAGCCGATATTGGTCTGGCCGTAATCCTTGAACGCTGTCGGTGAAAAGTTCTCTTTCTTCGCGACCCAGTCCGTCAGCTCGGGCGGCACACCCGCCGTTCGCGGTCCCGCCGCTTGCGCTTGTGCCGGTGCTTGCATCGGCGGCCTACCGGCCTGCATCGGTGGCTTGCCAGCGAGACCGTTGCCGGGCGTCAGGCCATAGATTTTTGCCTGTTGCGGGTTCAGGCCGCCTTCCCAGGAGCCGCCCAGCATCGCACGCCCCTCGGACCCGCCGAGATCGTGATGCATGACATCGTTGGACCCGTAGGTGGAGGGACCACCGCTGAAGTAGCCGCCCCAACGATGCGCAGCTGCAAGGTCAGGATAGTTGGCCTGCAAGTACTGGTGAAATCCGTTGGCGTAGTCCTGGTAGGCCTTGAACGTCGCGGGATCGTTCGGCTGGTAGTTTTTCAACGCGCCGGTCGACTTGTCGGCCAGCTGCATGTCGATGGCCTTGCCGGTGAAGTGCTGCGACGACGGATTGTTGTGCCGCTGTCCCGACGTGAAGGTGACCGACTTGTCCGGGTTGGCATCGGTGTAGAGCTTGGCGAACTCCTGAGACGCCTGCACGAAACGCTTGTCGACGCCTTCGAAATTTTTACCCGGCGCCCAGCTGACGTTCGCCTGATTGGCTGGCGTCGATCCGGCTGGCGTGGACGCGGCTGGCGTTGCCGCCGCAGTCGCCGCTACTCCTGCCGGGGGATGCGTCTTGGCATACTCCTCACGCTTCGCCAGCATCTGCTTGATCGCACTGTCGCGTGCGACGTTGAAGTTATTGAACAGCCCGCCCAGTCCACCAAGCGAGTTGTCCTGCTGTTGCTGCGCCTCGGGTGGCGGACCAGACCGCCCGCCGACGAGCGGCTGGACCTTGAGCGGTTCGCTCGGCGTCAGATTGACCGGCTTCGGTGCGTTGTCCCCGTAGATCGCGAACGCGCGCGGGTCGATGGGCGGCATGCTTGCCAGCACCCTGGCGCGGATGTCGTCGCGCTGCTGTGCCTGATCGTCCATGTAGGCCATGGCTCAATACCCTGATGCGTTGATAGCTCCGACCATACCGGGGATCTGTGGCGCGAGCGGTGTGCGGGTGCCAGTCAGTGCGTTGCGCGTCATCTCGCTCTGCAACAGGCGGGCCCGCAGGTTCTGGATACCACGACTCGCGGCCTCGCCTGCGGCAAAGCCACCGACCTCGCCGCCGGGAATACCAAGGTGATGACCAAGCCACGCGCCGCCCGCGCGCAGCGCCCACGGGACTGCCTGTTCTGCGACCTGACCACCGAAGGCGCGCGTCAGTCCGGTCTGGCTGGTCGGATAGTTGTGGGCTTCGGCGAGTGTCGCGATGTTGCCGACGCTGTTCGTCTGACTGCCGCCGAAGAGACGCTGCGACTCCGGGGGCAGACTATTCCACCAGTTCGCGAAGGTGCGACCGGCGGGTGCGCCACCGCTGCCGAGTGTGGCCTGCGTCTTCTGTCGCAGTGCGTCGCCCATCACCGCGTTGAACTCGTTCGGATTGGCGTAGTCTGCGAACGGCCTGATCATGCCGGGGCTTTGCTGGCCGCGATTGATGACAAGATTGTAGGCCTGTTCAGGTGTGCGACCGCCGACGCTGCGCGGCATGCCATCGGCTGGTGCCGTGCCTGCCAGCTTGTCGAAGTACGGCACCGGGCCGCCGCGACCCATGCGCTCGGCGGTGAACCGCTGGATCTCATCGAAGTCCGCTGGCGAAATGCCTGCCCGTTGAGCCGCGCCGCGCATGTCGCCCGTCGTCGCGTCGTAGACCTGACCGGAAAAACGGGCGGGCACTGGATCCTGGCCCTCGCGACGGATGCGCTGATTAGTGCGGAAATCCTTGACCGGCCCGTACATGGCCTGCGGACCACCCTGATCGGACAACCGCAAGACCTGTTGTCCGGTCGCCGGATCGGTGTCGGTGAGAAGCATCTGGCGCAAGTCACGCAGTCGAGCGGCAAGCGGCGCAGCGGTGGCAGGGTCAGTCGAGTTGATCGCAGTCTGCAACGCGCTCAGCGTGTCGGTGACATCGAGCGGCGTGTGAACGCCAATGCGATCCTGCAAACCTTGCTGACGGTTCGACACCTGAAGGCCCAGCCGGTCAGAGGCGTTACCCGCCATATCGGTGATGTCCTGACCGACGGTGCCTGGCGTCGGCCTGTCGGTGACGGCACCACGTTGTGCGGTGATGTCGTTCATGCGGTCGTTCATCGCCGTCATCGCAGCGTTGCGCGCGTCGTTCGTATAGCCGCCGCCGCCAGCTGTGCCGGACAGACGACGCTCGAGCGCCTGGATCCGCTGATTGCCCAGCATGCCAGCCGTCGTCGGCACGTTTTCCGTCTCAGCTGCCGCAGCGATCTGCGGCGCGTTCGGCTTCGCCTGCGACCCGACAGCACTCTCGTAGCCACGTCGCCACAACGTCGGGTTTGCGACGCTGCCACCGAGTATCGCGCCGAGTAGACCACCGGTCTCACCGCCGACAGCGTAACCGGCATCGCCGCCGTACTTGGCGCCGACCGTGGGCAGTGCCACGTCGCTGACCAGACGGGTCACGGCAGGCAACAGGGCGCGGACGGATGCACTGGTGATGCCGTTCGGCAGCAATGTGTTGATAGCGCCGCGAGCGCCGCCGCCCAGAGCCGCAGCCGCGCCGCCCTCGAGCAACTGGCGCGTGGCCGACGCATCGGCTGGCAGCTCGGCAGCACCGGCATTGGCGCGCATCGACGGCCCAGCGAGCGGCATGCGCGGGCCGCCGAGACGAGGGCCGACCTGATTGTAGACGGTGGCCGCGAGATCCGGGTACTGCGACAGCATCGACGTGAAGACGCGGTCGGCGGTATTGCCTGCGCTGTAGGGGTTGGGATCGATCTGGCGTCGCACGTCGCCAATCGTCGTGGTCGGTGTTGCGTTGGCCGCTGCGGCCTTCGCTTCAGGCGACACGAAAAAATTGGCGACCCTGTCGAGCACACCGACCGCGCCGGGGCGCACGGGGAGATCCGGTGCCGCTGGTGCTGCCGGGGCCGCTGGTGCTGCCGGTGTTGCCGGTGTTGCCGCAGACGCATCGCCTGCGAGCTGACGCTGGCGCAGTGTGCGGAATGTCGAGGCCGCGTTGACGTAGTCGGGCGTGCCTTCCTGCGATCCACGCAGCGTGGTCGCCGCCTGATCGAGCTGTTGCTGTTCCTGATCGTTGAGAGCTGTCACGGCACAATCCCCAATTTCGCATCGAGATCCTGGTACGGGTTGGGCGGCTGTTGCTGCAGCGGACGCACCGACGGCACTGCGGTGGGATCACCGCCAACTTCAGGCGGTGTCTTGATCGAGTTGATCGTCTTCGCGTCGAGCGGCGTCAACTGCAGCAATGACGGGAATTGCTGGTCGGGGTCGAGACCTCGCTGACGCGCCAGGACAGCGTATTGCTGGCGCACTGGCGTCAGCATCTCGATGTCCTTTTGCAGCTTGGCGTTCACCATCTGCATGATCTGGTAGCGCGCTCGGGTGTCGAGACGCGCGCCGCTGTTCACGTAATTCCAGAACCCGTACATCTGGTCCTTGGGGCCGGGCGTGCCCTCCATTTCCTTGCTCTCCGTCGGTCGCACAACACCCTGCGGGTCGAGCACCTTGGATGCGCCGATAACGATGGCGAGGTCGGAAGCGTGATTGTCGTACGGCATGTTGGCGACAATCGACGAGTAGCCGGTCTTGGCTTTTTCCAGCAAAGAAACGGCAGGCAGGGCATTGTACTGATCGCGCAGCCCCGACGCATCGCCAGCGGTGATCGCGGTGCCGACCCTGACACCGGGGACGGCATTGGGATCGGGCGGCGGCGGTGCCGGTGGTTGCGGGGCGCCCTGCTGTTGCGGCACCTGATCAAGCATACGAAACAGATCGGCCATCGGCCCGTCGGCGGGCGGTTGCTGATTGTACTTCACGAACGGCTTGAATTGTTTTGTCTCGGGATCCTCCTTGAACTCCACGCTCTGCGGCCAGCCGACAGGCCGCAGGCTTTGCGCCAGCGTCATGTCCTGCGGCGTGGCGGTGCCGTTCCTGAGTTTCTCGGCGATCATGCGAAACTGGTTTTGCGCGACCGCGACGCTCTCGAGCGGGTTCACTGCCGCTGGCGACACCGCCGTTGATGGCACCAGACGTTCACCCGGCTGCAGCGGGATCGGGATGCCATTCAGGTCGTTCCTGAAATCGCGCGTGCCGTACGTCTTCCCAGTCGGCTGTCCGTCGGGCCCAATGATGGTCGCGGTCTTCGGCGGGTTTTCACTGTCGTCGTGCTTCGGCCATTTGCCGGTGGTGAGAAACTCCTGCTGATCGCGCGCCGCCTGATCGGTGGGCCTGCCGCCGGTCAGCACCTGGCCGGTAGCGAACGACGGCACGATGTTCTCGACCTTGCCAGCCAGCACCTGTGCCTTCGTTGCGGCGAGCGCCAGATTACGGTTGCCCTGCCACGCCGCGATGGTGCGCGGATCCGGCGGCACGTCGAGCGTCACAGTTGGGAGGTCGGGCGGCGGCGTGTTGGGCGTTGCCGGGTCGGCGACGAACGGCCCAGCGACATCACGCTCGGTCGACGGCGGCAGCTCGGGGATGTTCTGACCGACGGTCTTGATCGCGTCGAGACCCGCCTGCCACGCCTGCGTCTCGCGGTCAGCCTTGACCCGCTGGTCCTTGAGACGCTGCGCCAGCTCCATCGCGCCCAACGCCTTGGCGGGGGCGTTCGAATAGTCGCTCGCGATGTTGCCGAAGATGTTGGCCCAACCCGGATCGTCGACCCACTGACCAGCCATCGATCCCTCCTATCCGCTGAACATGCTACTGGCGAGCTGCGTGCCGAGACGGTTGCCGCTGAAGCTTGATGCTGCGTTGGCGAGCGGACCCGCTGCGCTGCCGCCGCCTTGCTGCACAATCTTGATCGGCTCGACCGCCTTCGCGACGTTGTACGCGGCGAGACCGCCCTGGCGCATGTCGCCGGACATGCGGATGTCCTGACCGGATGCGTTGAAGATCTGGTTGGCGCGCTGCGTGAGGCCAAATTGCGATCCGCCGTACGACTGCACGGCAGCGAGAGCGGCGATGCGCTTACGCGACTCGATAGCCGCTTGCTGGATCGCGCCCTCGATGGCCGACTGCGTCTGGCCGCTCGCGCCATGCTGACCGGAAATCAGCTCGTCGTTCAGGCTGGCCTTGTCGCCCTCGGCCAGAGCCTTGAGCTGTTCCGGCATCAGCACGTCCTGCAGCCGCGCCTGTTCGTTCTTCTGCGCGTTTTGCTGCTTGTCCGGCGTCAGCTCGCTAAGCGAAGTCTCACGCGCCGCGTCGGCCTGCTTGCGCAGCTCTTCGTCGCGCGCGAGGTAGTCCTTCGACTGGCGCTGCTGATACGCCACCCAGGCATCGTTGGCCTGATTTTGCTTGTCGACCATGTCCTGTTGGTTTTCGTAGTTCATCACCGCCATGCCAATCGACAGGCCAAGGCCAATGATGCTGATCGGGTCGCACATGTCAGGTCTGGCTCTGGGTGTTCAGGCTCCCGCTGCCGAATGGCGATTGCGGGTTCATGTACTGGTTGGCTTGGTACTGACCGTAGATCGGGGCGCCGACGGCACTCGCGCCGACGACAATCGGCTTGAACAGTGCGCCCAGCGGTTCGATGTTCGGCTGAGTATACTGCGCATTGGCCACACTGTTTGCTGCCGTGTTGGCGGCGACCGACGGATCCTCGGTGGCGAACAGCTGGTTGTAGGCCTGCTGTTGCTGGCTTTGGATCGATGAGCGCAGCTGACCGGTGTCGCTGTCGGCCTTGGCCCGCAGGCTCGCCTCGTTCACGTCGTGCTGCTTGTTCAGGAGACCCTGCGTGTAACCGGCAGCACCGGAGCGCAGCAAACCGGCACGGGCGAGGTCGTTGCCGAGACCGGTCTTTGCCGTCGTGTACTGGTCCTCGAGCTGCGGCAGCGAGCTGTCCAGTTCGGCCTTGTTGTAGGTGTTGTAGAAATTGTCGCCGAAGTTCGCGTTGCTGAACAGGGTATCGATGGCGCTCTTGCCCTGATCGAGCCGCGCCTGACGCAGGTTCTCCTTGTCTTTCGCTTCCTGCGCTTGCTGCATTTCGAAACCGACCATCTGATTATTCGATGGTCCTGCTTTGCCGCCCATGACGCTCTCCTACTCGGTCGTCGTCTTCGCTGAACTTCGGTTCAGCGCAGTCGGCTTCAGTCCGGCATTCTGCCAATAGTTCGGCGGGTCCAACGTCGCGTTCGACAGCACGTTGCCGGTGCTCTGGTCAGGCGTTGGCGTCGGCGTCGAGGTCGGTGCCTGGGCCGTCGACTGATCAGCCGCCGCCTTCACCGTGTCGACCTGTTGCTGGTACTGCGTCAGGTCGAGCGGTGCCGACGCCGCGAGCGTGGCCTTCGCCTCTTCCGGTGTGCTGTAGCCAGACGTGTCTGGTTGCTGTGCGTAGTAGTCGCCGCCGCCGCCGCCTTTGCCGCCCATGATCGATCCTCACGTTTGCGTCGTCACCGCGCTCGACTTGTTGCGCGCCGCTGGCGACATGCCAGCCTGTTCCCAGTACGACGGCGGGTTCAACGTCGCGTCGGCCAGTGTGTTGCCTGAACCTGTGTCTGCAGGCGCCGCTGCCGGGGGAGGGGGTGGAGGTGGAGGTGGCGGCGGGGGTGGAGGTGGCGGCGATGAGGGCGTCGGATCGGGCGCAGCTGCAGGCGTATCGCCCGTGCCAAAAGCATTGGCCGGTACGCTGCCGAATGTGCCCGGCGGGCCATTGCCTTGAACTACGCCGCCGTCGCCGCCACCACCCTTGCCACCCATCACAGCACCTTTCGGAAGATCACGCCCACCGGCTCAGCGCCGAAGTGGCGCGCAACCATGTTCATCAGCGAGGTCTGCGCCTTCATGCCGGACGCAATCGGGAAGTTCATGATGGCGCAGCCGTCACCCTTCGCCAGGTGGATCGCCAGAAACACCAGACGACGGCCAATGTCGGTGCGCCGCAGGCGCGGCAGCACGAAGGTCTCGTCCATCACCGCAATCGGCTTGTCGGTATAGCAGGCGTACATGTGGTAGCTGCACAGCCCGACCAGCTCGTCACCGTCGTACGCCAGCACATGCGGCGCAAAACCGGATCCGATTGCGCGACGCAGATAGTCGAGCGCACCGCCGGGATTGAACTTCATGTGCTGCGCCCAGATCGTCATGTCGAAGAAGCGCCCAAGCAGATCCGCGATCCGCTCGGCGTCGTCGACCTTGCCCAGGCGCAACTCAATGTGTTGCGTGGAGGATGCGATCCGCTGCTTCCGCAGTGCCATCATGTTCATCAGCAAGCCACCGGTAGGAGACAAAATCTTCGCCGTTGATACCGTACTCACGCAGCACGCCTTCGGGCTGCGCACCGATTATCGACATGAACCGCGCCACGTCGCGGCGGTGTGCCATCGCAACGGCCTCGACGCGGTGGAAGCCATTGTCGATCAGGAATGGCAGCACGAAGTGCCGGATCTGTCGCAGCATCGGCAGCAACGCCAGACCCCAGTCCTCCGTCCCGAAGGCAAAGCCTGCGCCGACGCCGTGCCGACGATGCACCATGCCCCACACCGCCACCGGCCCGTACTGGATGTCGCAGGCCGCGTAGGCAAACGTGCGGCGATGCATGATTGCGCGCGGCAGCATCGCAAGATCGGTCTCGCACGCTTCCATCTCCTCGCGATCCGCCTGGCGCAGGTTGTCGAGCACGTAAGAGATCATGCCGCGATCCGCGTTGATAATCTCGATCATCAGCTCGACTCCGAAAGCGCATAGTGCACCACCATGTTCGACAGGATCTGCGGCCCCGGATACTCGGAGCGCAGCCGCAGCGACATGTGGGTCGAGTGCCCTTCGACCGGGAACGTGCCTTGCAGGAACGTCGGCCCGTTGAACTGGCCGAGATAGTCCTCGGCGGTGTCGTCCTCGACGTTGAATGCAGCGTAGACATCCCACGGCGCACCGCTGCACGCGGCGTCGAGCCCGTTGAAAGTCTTGAACGTCGCTGCTTGCTCGCCGCCGTGATACGGAAAAACGATCTCGACCGGGCAGCTGTCGTAGATCGGCCCCGTCGCATCGGTGCCGCCGAAGGCGTAGATGCGATTGTCGTTGCCGCGCACCACCACACGGTTCTGGTAGATCGCCGCTGCGGAGATCGTGAACGGCATGCTGACCGGGTTTCCGTCGACATCCGGCAGGCCCTGATACGTTGCGTCGTACTCGCTCCAGGCTGTAATTTTCGGGCCGGGAAACGCACTCAGGATGAAGATGCGGTCGGGGAAAATGATCCAGAACCGACCGCTGACCGGCTGCAGCACGGCAATGGTGCCGCTCATCCAGTCCTCGCCCATCTCACGAAACAGCGCCTGAATGATCGGGTCGAGCGGCGAGCCGATATCGGACACCGCAGCGGCCAGCGAAGCGTTGCGTGCGCGCAGCGAGCGGATGCCGCTTTGCGACAGATACATCACGTCGCCGCTGCCGTATTGCAGCACACTGCGCCATGCCATGGTGCCCGCCTGGCGCAGCGTCTGGATGTACTGGTTCTTGGTGAAGTCAGGATCGACCAGCCACAGCTGCGTGGCCGTCCGGCTCATGATCGCGAGGTTGTTGTAGTAGACCTCGAGCCCGATACAGTCGGTCATGTCGCTGTCGCCCAGCGACAGGTCGATGAAATTGGTCGGCGCCGGGCCCGCGAGACCGCTCCAGTCGTAGGCGTTGCCGACCGCCGAGAAATAGAGCGTGCCGCCCGCCACCGTGTAGATCTTGGTCTTGTAGGTGCGGCAGTAGTAGCCCAGCGCATCTGTCAACAGGACGCCACGATAGAACCGCTTCACGGTGCCTGCGACATCCGACCAGACGATCACGAACACCGAGTTGTCGAACAGGTCGTAATCGACGATCTCGTAGAGCGTGCTGGTCTCGAGCGGCATGAGGCCAATCGCTTCATGCAGATTGACGTTGCTGCCCCACGGCAGGTTGGTGGGCTCCTGAATGACCGGCGGATAGTAGTGCTTGGTGCCAGC